CGCCATCGTAAGTCGTTTGAAACATCTTTTGTAATAATTCCGATAAATTCGTCCTTGCCCAATTAGCAGCTGTGTTATTCGCAAGCCCCCAGTCAATTCCTATGCCAATCCCATCAGCCAAATCCATTGCCGCATCAATGTAAGTATCCACCAGAATTGGCTCAACGTCCTTTTGAATATCCTTCCAGCCGCCCTGCCAGTATTCAGGCGGTACGTTTGCTAAGTTAGGTGGATCACCTAAATAATTGAGCAGCTTATCGAGCTCCCCGCGCAAGTCCTTACTCAGCACCCGCGCTAACTTACGCTCAATCTCGTAGCGGTCAATCATGGATAACCTCTCCACGCAATTACTTGGTCAAAAACCCGCCTCACATCCTCAACCGACTTCGCACTTTCCAAAGCCCCGCTTATCGCGCCGTGCAAGCTTGGCTCAATTATACTCGTCTCAAACTCGCGCAATCCCTTGCCTTCTTTAATTCGCTTTTCAGCCATACGCTGCCAACGCCGCAATTCAGCTTCCTGTTCGTCTACTTGCTCAGGCTCACGCTCATCCAGCTGCTCTTTACGCGCATTCAGCATCGCCATTTGCTCATCCGTCAGCGTATAGCCAGCCAAATCCAAAGCAAGCTCAATTGGAATTGCAGCGAGTACCAGCTTATTCAGCAGCTCAGCTCTATCCCCTTCATCCTCTTGGAAAATATCCAATTCCTCAAACTTGAATTCCAGCCGCATACCATCACGAGCAAGTAACTGCGTATTCAGAGCATCCTCAAACATCCGTGCGCGCGGCTTAATGGTATCCTCATAAAACGACAAGCGATCTTCTTGCGCGGTTGCATAGTTAGCTGCCTCGCTATCCAGAAGCGTTTGCTTTATGCCAAAAGCCATTGCAATGTTCTTTTTGGCTATTGTGTCCAATTCCGGGAATGCTAAGTCTTTCAGCGGTGGCGTGAGAGTGGTAGCTGTAATTGAACCTGCACGCATTCCTACAACACGAAAAGCGTTCTTAATTGCGGTTGCTGACCTTTTGAACCAATTCTGAACACGCTCAATTTCGTTCCTGTCATTCGTGTCAATGCCCAATAGCGTGACCGGCATCGCCCCGCCCTCAAAATACATCTCGGGAAACTTGCTTATCGCATATAGTAACTTAGCGTCAATTTTGGACGCAATCCCAGCACCTACGCCCGGCAATATATCCTGTGACGGATCATACTCGCTGATGTAAACCATCTCGTACTTGCCAGTGTTCAAGTCGTTAGCCCAGCTTGCCCCGCTGCTATTCTGCTTGAATGTAATAACGCCCTGATCATACTTTACCGTCATGTCAAACGGATTTCGGTATCTCACGTCTTTGCGATAACCGGTCTTGTTAGTGATAATTTCACCAAACGCTGCACCTGATAATAAGCACGAGGCTTCCCAGCGCCACAATAATTCACCTAATTTAGTCGGATACGGCCACTCGACTTCTTTATCTTCGCCCTTGTAGATTTTCACCGGAACGCTCGCAAGTGCATCGCATCTAAGTTGCACCGCCCTAAAGAATATCGGCACGCGCTTATACAATGTCGCAACGGAGTCTGGCACGCCATCGCTGGTGAGCATCTCAACCCATCCGGGAACGTTTGTTATCGTCTTGTAAGTGTCCGCCATCCCGCCTCCGCTATTCCTCTAACCACAATATTGTACCACCGCTGTTCGCCCCGTACCACGCAATTGCTAATGACATGACGCAGTCATCATTCATCCCGTCCGGTGCAGAATAACTAAACCCGCCCGATGCATTGCGCTTGCTCTCAAAGCTCAATAGCTCACCAACAAGCACAGGATTATTAAGAATCCTGATTTGCCCATTTTCAAATGCAGCTTGCAAGTTCTGAATAATAGACTGCTTCGTTGCCGAAGTCGTTGTAAATGGCACGATGTTTAATCCGCGTGCAACTAACTCGTCAATGACTGGTCTGCCAATGCTGTTACTCTCAACCACCATCGAAGTCAAATGGTAGCGGTGATAAACAGCTTCTAACCGGTCAATCAGCACCGGATAATCTACGCGGTTGAACCGGTCGAGATAAACTTGGTCTTTTGATTCAGCATCCAGCACAGATACAACAGTAAAGTCAACCGAAGCCGCAACGTCAACGCCTGCAATATATTGCTTGCCTTCCTCATACTCTTTTGTCTCTAAGATAGCCGCCTCTTGTACCCGCCTGAACACTCCGCCAGCATCATCGATAAACTCTGCTAAGTATTCCTGCCTGAATATCATCTCAGGCAAATCCCGCTTAGCCGCCTCTATTTCTTCCTTAGCGATAAACGGATTGCTGGAAGTCGGAAATGTCCACGATTGCCAGCCTTCTTCACCGCTTACCCCGCGCTGATAAATCTCCCAAAGCCAATTACGCCCCTTCGGAGTAGAGATAAACAATACCTTGCCTTGCCTATCCGATAATGCCGGTCTAATAGCCTCAGTCCACGCTTCCCGCTGCATAAACGCGCATTCATCCATTACAACAAAATCCAGACCTTCACCGCGCAATGAGTCTGGATTATCCGCTGACCTTACCGCCACGAAGCCACCGCCAGGAAAGTTAACCACTCGATCAACCAGCCGTATTTCAGCACCAGATATCTTGCGCGCAATTTGCCGCAATGGACGCCAGCCTACCTCACTGGTCTTATAACTCGGGCTGCCCCACCAAGCCCGCCCGCCTTGCGCTGCCACATCCAAGCATTCATTCACACCCAAGCGTGTCTTGCCCCACCTGCGCCCAGCACTCAGCACCTTGAAGCGCGCATCTGAATTATGCACCTCAAGCTGCCCTGCATGCGGTTTAGCGTTAATCTTGGTTGTTATCAATGCTATCCCAATCTACAATAATCGCCCCGCCATTAGCACCTGTTATCTCAGTGCGCTGCGGTGGTTTGCCATAAGCCATTTCTATAAACGCCATCTGCAAGCGCGGGTCTTTACTCTGCGCCCATTGACGTAATATCGCCTCAGCAACCGTTACAGTGTGTCCATTGATAATTAACGGCTCGCCTTGCTTTAGCGCAACCTCATGGCTGATTGCCTGCGCAAGCTCTCTAAATGCATCAAAGGTTTTTGGTCTGCCTTTGCGATTAATGCGCGGGTCACCTTTTTTGAAAGGCTTCAAGTTTGCGGTTGCGTTAGGATTGTTTGCCATCTCTGTTTTATCTTTGTATAACTGGCTCAACCAATTCAGGCGTCCCACCAGTCACGTCAACCCAGCGTTGAATTGCTACTGCAACGTAGGCCGGCGATATTTCCACCGCCCGACATTTCCGCCCTAACCGCTCGCAAGCGATAATTGCTGTGCCGCTACCACTAAACGGCTCGAAGACAATGCACTCTTCTGGTGCGCTATTCTTTATAGCCCTTTCATACAATTCGACTGGCTTTTCTGTAGGATGATATTCATTCTTATTTGCCCTGCTGATTTCCCACGTTGTGATTTCGTTATTAGGTCCAAACCAATACGGCGTCTTTCCACGTTTAAATGCATAAGCTATATTTTCATGATTCTGTTTATATTGCGCTCCGATAGCGCCAAATTGCGCATGATTCTTTACCCATATTATTTGGGTTCTGACTTCGTAACCATTCGTTCGTAGCGCATTAAATACCGATTCCGATAATATACCCGCATAACATAAATACAGCGCAGCCTTATCCGTTGTATACTCTCTGATTATGGGTATGGAAGCTGCATACATATTTACGCTATCATCATTCTCCAGCATCGCCCATTTTTTAGTTCCACCAGTATATTTAACACCATATGGTGGGTCAGTTAATACAAAACATTTATCTTCTCCCACTAATTTTTCCACCACCGTCTTGTCCGTGCAATCCCCGCAGATAATCCGATGCTCACCGAGCTTCCACAATTGCCCGCTCTCAACGCCCCACTTTTCGCGCAGTTCCTCTGCCTTATCAATTTGTGGCTCAACGTCCTCTGGCGGTTCTCCAGCCCACAAGTCAAGGTCAAGCTCCTGCTTTTCAAAGCCCCATTCCAATAAATCGTCAAGCTCAAAATTGTTCGCCAGCGCATCGAAATCCCAATCGCCAGTGTTCTTATTCAGACGAATTGCCAGCTCCTCAGCTTCACGCTCAGTCAGTTCCCGTTCCGGAACGCGCACGTCTACAAGGTCATCTGGTTTATATCCGCTCTGTAACATAATTCGGCGGCGCATATGTCCGCCAATAATTCTGTTATCGGTATTAATAATAAGTGGATCGGCAACTCCAAAATTGTCAAGTGACTTTTTCAGATGCTCAGCATCGTGATCTTTCAATTGACGTGGATTCTTATCCCATTCAATTAAATCACCAAGCCTGCGCTTTTCAGTATGCCAAGTCAGCTTTACACTATTTCCCATTTATTAGCTCCACCCTTCATTTTAGCACATAATAAGCGCCATTGCAACAAATGCGCAAGTATGCTAACTTATTGCAACGCATCGTATTACTGCCCAGCTACCACCCGAAGCTCATCAGCTTCTAAAACAGTAATTTGCCCATTAATCGGACAGCTCCAAGAATAATTTTGACCAGCATTGCAATCAAACCAAGCGCCACCGTTGCTTACTAATTTTATTTTCACTTCAGCTGGTGAAGCCGCGCCGGAAGTCGTTGTAATAGTAAAAGTTACGCCTGCAATTCTCGTTGGATCACTGGCCAATACATAGTGTACATTGTATACATCATATCCACTAATAACATTGCTTCCGTCACCAGCGCCAGTTGGGGAAACTGTGTTAGCAGCAGAATACGCAAATCCAACAGCAATTAGAACTGCAATCAAAACAATCAAAGCTAATTTTTTCATTTCATTTCCTCTTGTTTATTTTTGGATATTTTAATTATAACACAATCTAATTATCAGCTTAAAATAATGTAATTATCATGGTATAATTTACTTATGGCTACAACCGATACATTCAAAGCGTTTTGCCCTAATTGTGAAGCTATCACAGAACAATGGCTCGTTGAATGCGATGACGAGATATTGATAAATGACAAGCCTGTTACAGTTCACCTGAAGTATTACCATTGTTTAGAATGCAAAGAGGATTACGAAGTCCCCTCTATTGACTATGACCCATTGGCAGATGCTTATCTGAAGCTCGGACTTAGAACCAATGATGAATTAATAGCCATTGTGAATGTTCTCAAGATTGCAATGAATATCAAAGAAATGCGGCAATGGCTAAACCAAGCTGATTATGGATAAATTATCTCTACAAAGCTTAATCTCCAAAATTAGCATCGCAACGGGTGAAGAATATCACCTCACTGAATCCGATAAGCTCGCAATCCTCTCAGCATTCCACAAATGCGAAAAATGGCTAATCGCATTACAGAACGAAGGCATAACCAGCATCAGCGAACAGGAATTAGAATATTTGCGGGATTTGGCTGATAACGTAGAAGGCGATGTTAGCGGTAAATGGAACCTTGATAAACCTGAATATCTGGCTATCCTCATA